TCGTGTTTTATTTTGTGTTTGTGTTCTAGGTGAATGGTTCGTGAGAATAGTTCACTTAAAACGGATGGCTGGTGTAATTGGCAGCATACGCAGATATGCGTGATGTGGGTTCGATCCCCACGCCATTCACCCTTCTGATCCTAATTAAATTATAGTAGTTCATGAGTTTTGTTTTGTGTTTGTGATTGGGGTGTATGGTCTGTGAGGATAGTGCACCTTTTTAATTAATCGGGCGGATATGTATATCGTTGGTTGAAACTGCGGTGAGGTGCACCAATATTCCGTGAGACCGGTTCGACTCCGGTTCCGTCCACTAGCATTTACATTATGTATAAATCAGGGAGCCGTACACCCTTCAAGCGTAGCCGTTCCATAAGGTACATTGGATTATTCATATTATTCTTATTTTTCTGCCTGTACAATATCGTACAGGCAGTTTTTACTACCTGAAAATGGCGTTAAAATGGCGAAGTTTCTGTTTGCTAAACTTGTCAATAACGATTACCTTTACTGATGTAATGAGCTAAAAGTCAAACCATTAATTTCAGAATTATGAAAGAATTAGTAACCATTCAGCAAAAGCTGAAAGCCCCCAAACGGCAGTATAATACTTTCGGTAAATACAAGTACCGTAGTTGTGAGGACATTCTTGAATCAGTGAAACCTGTTCTTGCTGAAACAAAATGTACATTAACTCTAAGTGATGAGATGATCGCAGTAGGTAACAGGATCTACGTAAAAGCAACTGTTACTTTGACTAATGACAAAGGAGAAAAAGAAATAACTACTGCTTTTGCAAGAGAAGAGGAAACAAAGAAAGGAATGGATGGGAGCCAAATTACTGGAGCTTCATCTTCTTATGCAAGAAAGTACGCTCTTAACGGTCTGTTTTGTATTGATGATGCGAAAGACAGCGATTCAACCAATACTCATGAGAAGGAAGATACACAACAGCCTGCAAAAACACCTGCTAACACTGCTCCTGTATATACAGGTGCTCAATTAAAAAATGCTATTGCTGACATGCTTGCCGTCAAAAGCAGAGCTGAACTTGAAAAAGTATGGTATGGCAATCCGGCTATGCAAAATGATAAAGAGTTTGTAAACGCCTGTATGAATATGGGCAAAATTTACCCGGCACAATGATAGAGTTAGTTAAATCGAGTGTGGTTTTCTCGGAAGAGAACCACACATATTTTCTTGGTGAAAAGCAGCTAAAAGGTATTACCGGAATGATTAGCCGGCAGTTATTTCCCAATAAGTATAAGGATATTCCAGAATACATATTGAAAAGATCCGCTGAAAAAGGTAGTCGTATTCATGGACAATGCCAGTTTGCTGATGTAACAGGATTGCCACCCGAGAGTATTGAAGCTATTAATTATATCAGGGAAAGAGTAAATGCCGGATATAAGGCTTTTGCCAATGAGTACACTGTTTCAGACAATGAATATTTTGCATCGAATATTGATTGTGTTTGGGAAAAGGACGAAAAAATCAGTCTTGGTGACATCAAGACCACTGCAAGCCTTGACCGTGAGTATTTGAGTTGGCAGCTATCAATCTATGCCTATTTGTTTGAACTTCAAAACCCACTTATCAAAGTTGATAAGCTGTTTGGAATTTGGTTACGAGGTGATAAATCTGAATTGGTTGAGATTGAGCGTAAACCCGATGCAGAGGTTAAGAGATTACTGGAATGTGAGATTAATGGTGAACACTTCTTACCTAATGCTCCTGTTCCCACTGATGGGAAACAGCTTATTCCTATGCAATTAGTAGATACTATTATTGATATAGAGGAACAGGCGAGTTATATCGCTGAAGTGCAGAAAGGTTACAAGGAACAACTTAAATCAGCCATGCGTGAGAATGGAGTCAAATCATGGGACGCTGGCCGATTGCGTGTTAGCTATACTCCCTCTTCAACGGGTAAGAGTTTTGATACAAAGAAATTTCAGGAAGATCACCCGGAATTATATTCTCAATATTTAAAAACGTCAACTAAAGCGGATAGTATTCGTGTAACTATAAGGGAGGAAGGAAAATGAGTGTTAATAAAGTAATTCTTATAGGACGTGCCGGTAAAGACCCGGATGTGAGAACATTGGACGGTGGAGCGAAAGTAGCTTCTTTATCTTTTGCCACAACAGATAAGGCGTACACCTTACAAAATGGAACCCAAGTGCCGGAACGTACAGAATGGCATAATCTTATTTTTTGGAATAAGACTGCTGAAATAGTTGAGAAGTACGTCCATAAAGGAGATAAGTTGTATATAGAAGGTAAGTTACGCACTCGTAACTATGACGATAGCAAAGGAGTTAAACGTTACATAACTGAAGTCTTTGTTGATAGTATTGAGATGCTTACACCGAAAGTTCAGCAACAGGCTGCTCCTGTACCACCACCGTTACCAACGCAACAGCCTACACAGAGACAGCAACAACAAGTACAGCAGCCTGCATATCAGCAACAGCCATATCAACAGATACCACCGCCTGATGATTTACCATTCTAAGATATGGCAGAAGCTATTCTAACAAAACAAAATGGGGTAGTCACAATGGATAAGTCGTTTGACTACCTCTGTTCCACGCTCAAAAATGGAACTTACACTGTAAGCATCAAGAGAAAGGTAGAACCACGTACCCTGTCGCAGAACGCGCTCATGTGGCTGTGGTTTGCCTGTATTGAGAGGGAGACAGGCACGGATAAGTTGGATGTTCATGATTACTATTGCCGTAAGTTTCTTCCACGGCAAATATGTATGAATGGAAATATTGTGTCGGTTGTTGGAAGTACTTCTAAATTGAATACGATCCAAATGAAAACTTTCATGGATAAGGTTCAGGCTGATGCTGCCACCGAATTAGGAATCAATTTGCCATTGCCTGTTGACCAGTACTATAAAGATTTTATTAATGAATACCTGCATAGGTAAGTATTAACTCAAAGTTTAATTAAAATGGATTTGAATATTTCAAAAGCAAAATTGACCAAAAAGGGATGTCTTGAAGTGGTCTATGCAGACAAGGAAGGAAACGATATTGTTTTCAAGGGGATTAATCCTGTTCATCCGGATTTGAAGGATTCGCTAAACAAGCTCATACCCTACATTGTCGATATTACAGAACAGAAAGAATCCCAGTACATTAATTGGGAACGTCCAGAGTCATGTCTTGAAGATGAGTTCTTCAAAAAGTTCAATGTAACCGGCGTTAGCATTGGTGGTGATTCTTCTTTTGAGGTTTGTGTGTTGACAGGTAAGCGAACCCTTATGACGAGCAAAGTCCTTAATCTTTGTTCTCCTGGTATTGGTTTCGATCCGGACAATGAATCGTATGTGCATTGTGAGGAGTTTCGTGATGCTGTTTATAATTTCTTGTATGAAGCAGAGCTTTATGTTACAGAGAATAAATGTTCGGAGATTCAAAGGGAATTTGAATTTAAAGATGGTGAGGACCCGTTTGACAAGGTTGATGAAGCTACTGATGCAATGAATGAAGATGGTGAAGATAACGGGATATGTTCAACAGTTGAACATCATGAATTAGTATTAGAACCTGCTTCATGAAACCAATTTATGTGACTAAGACGCCCAATCTGTACCGGATTCAGTTCGAGTATCACCCAAAGTTGGTCGAGGTCATAAAGATGATACCAAGTAAGCCACGCTATGACGGAACAGACCGGGCGTGGCTTGTTAGTATCAATGATACGCGTTATCCTATTGGACGTGATGCGAATTGGTATGTGAGAGCTTTTGCGCAATGGGCTGTTCAGATGCGTTATTGTTCTACTGTCAAGGAACGTGAGGTAACTGAAGATATTAATTATGATATTCCTCCGATGAAACCTTTTGTCTGTGAACACTATATGTTACTTCAACCTTACGAGTATCAACTTGAAGGAGTACAGTATGCAATAGAGCACAAACGCTGTTTTTTCGGTGACCAGCCCGGATTAGGTAAAACATTGCAAGCCATATGTGCAGTTGTTAAAGCACATAAGGAAGCGCCCATTTATGGTGAGTCTTTTCCAGTACTTGTAATTTGCCCTGCTGCGTTGAAAGTAAACTGGCAGCGTGAGTTTAAGAAGTTCGCAGGTATGAATTCGATTATCCTTGATGACAGAAACCGACAGTCCTGGCAATCATTTTATGAGTGTAAAAGGTCTGATGGCAGTCCACTTTGTGAGGTGTTCATTACTAATTATGAATCGCTTAATAAATTTTTTGTAAAAGCTGTAAATAAGGAATCCAAGCTTACAATGAAAAGTATTGCTTTCGATCAGCGTGTCTCTTTGTTTAGGTCTGTTATCATTGACGAATCTCATAAATGCAAATCAAGTAAAACTCAACAGAGCAAATATGTTGAAGGTATCTGCAAAGGTAAACGTTATATATTCGCATTGACCGGTACTCCTGTTGTTAACAATAATACAGACTTGATACAACAGCTAAAAATATTAGGTCGATTAGAGGACTTTGGAGGTTATAGCCGGTATGTTGAAAGATATTGTGATGGTCCCAAACAGGCATCCAACGTTAAAGAACTGAATTGGCGACTATGGAATACTTGCTTCTTTCGTCGTGAGAAGTCAAAGGTGCTTACACAACTTCCGGACAAGACTCGTCAATACTTGACAGTTGATATCACTACCACCAAAGAGTATAAGGCTGCCGAGGCTGATATGGTAAAATACTTGAAGAAGTACAAGAACGCTTCGGATGAACAAGTGCAGAAATCAATGAATGGTGCCGTTATGGTGCAGATGCAGCTTTTAAAGCAGATATCTGCCAGAGGTAAAATCAAGGCTGTTTGTGAATTTGTCCATGATGTTATCGACGGTGGTGAGAAGCTGATACTTTTCGGTTACTTGAAAGAAGTTGTAGCAGAACTGAAAAAGGAATTTCCTAAAGCTGTTACTGTAACGGGTTCCGATAGTGTCAACCAAAAGCAATATGCCGTTGACTCTTTCCAAAATAATCCGGATTGTAAACTGATTATTCTGAATTTCAAATCGGGCGGTACCGGGCTTACTTTGACTGCTGCCAGTCGTGTTGCTTTTATAGAGTTCCCTTGGACTTTCAGTGATTGCGAACAGGCAGAAGATAGAGCACACCGTAACGGTCAAAAGAACAATGTTAACTGCTATTACTTCTTAGGTAAGGATACTATTGACAAGTATATGTATGATGTGATTCAAACAAAGAAGAACATTGCTAACGGTGTAACCGGAACGGATGACCAAGTAGAAGAGAATATGGTGAATCTTGCAATGGACTTGTTTAGGGATAAATTATGAAGCCATTTAGATTAGTTATAAATGGACAGAGAACTCATATTCAGGAATACAAGAAAGAAATGTTGTTCGGTCCTGAATGGGAAACCATAATATCCTTTGTCGGTTGCAGGAACAGGTGTAAACAAATCGTTGACCTTCTAAATGAATGTGCTACGATTTCAAAAAACAAGCAGAAAAATGACTGAAGAAGATATTCGTAAAATGGAGGTGAAATATTCTGAAACCAAGATACAACACATTTGTGTAACTTGGTTCAGAGAAACGTTTCCCAATGTCGGCCCTCTACTCTTTGCTATACCAAACGGCGGCGTCAGGACAAAGAAAAGCGGTGCTATGCGTAAATATGAAGGTGCCATCGCTGGTGTTGCTGACTTGATTCTGCTTTTTCCTCGCGGTGGTAAGAGCAGTCTTTGCATAGAGATGAAAACTCCACATGTAAAAGGTAAACGTGCCGGAACGCAGTCTGATGGGCAAAAAGAATGGCAGGCGTTAGTTGAGAAATATGGCAGTGTATATGTCGTTTGTCATGGGTTGATTGAGTTCATTAATAGCGTTTGCTATTATCTGAAAGCTGACCCTCAACCTTATATAAACAATGTCTTACGGAATTATTATAAATTGATATGACTTATATTGAACTTATCAATAGGTTTTGGGAACTTGACGAAAGCTGGCAATTTTCCTGCTGTGAAACGAGGCTTTATTTTTACTTGCTAAAAATTGCGAATCGTTTAGGCTGGGAGGATAACTGGACACGTAGTGATACAAAGGTGTCATCTGACGTGGGAGTGTCTGTAAAAGTATTCAAGTCCGCCCGAAATAGATTAGTTCAAGCAGGTCTTATTGAATGTAAACAAGGCAATGGAAGAGGCAATAAATCAACGTATTCTATAAAAGGTGTACAAAAAGGTATGCAAAATATACCACCTTTACGGTATCCTTTAGGGATACCTTTAGGGTACCCTTTAGGGACACCTTTTCAAGAAAGCTCCCCCATACCCCCTAAAGAAGAATATAAGACAGAGACAAAGACAAAGAAAGAACCCCCTAAAGGGGGTAAGAAAGAAAGTAGCTCTGGCGAGCTTTTCCCACCCTCTAAACCGGAGAAACCTAAAAGAGTCGCAAAAGAATTTATATCTCCTACGCTTGATGAGGTTATTCAACACTTCATCAAGCAAAATGCTCCGGAACGGTTAGATGACTGGCAAGAGCAAGCAGAAATATTCTTCAATCACTTTGACTCGATAGGGTGGAAGAATGCCAATGGAGTGAAAATAGAGCGGTGGGATTCCAAAGCAAACCTTTGGATACTGGATCGTATTCGTGAAAATCGAAAAAATGAATTAGACCATGACGGAAGAGGAAAAGAATTTATCAAGCAAACTTCAAAATTTGATGGAGAAGGAAGCCGGCAAGCGCAAACTGACGATCCAACAGATAGAGAATCTGATAAAAAGGCACAAAGAAAGTATTCAGAACGTTTCTGAATATGACTTAACTGATACGCAAGAGTATTACAGTCATTGGAATTTAATTTCTAACCTTGGTACGGATTATACGGAACGGGAGTTTAGAAAATTTGATGTTGATGATAACAACTCTAAACTAATTCAGTTTCTTCTGTACTACTTCAACGGATGTCGGTATGCTCAAAATGTGTTTCCGGAAGAGAATTACAAGGTTCATAAGAATCTTTTGCTTGTTGGTGAACCTGGTACCGGAAAAACAATGTTGATGCAGATTTTTGCAGATTATTTGAAACTCACTTGTAACCCCAATGCTTTTGAAAACTTGTCTGTTACTCAAATGATGAATTATTATAAAATTCACGGGCATATTGACTTGTACACTTACAATGAGAATCAATCCAAAGGATTTAAACCAAATCCCTTTAATATCTGCTTGAATGATATCGGTCTGGAAACGGAAAATCAAAAATCGTATGGTACCAGTCTCGATTCAGTTATTGATGAATTTCTTTATGCCCGGTATGAGATTTTTCAGCAATATGGCAAGAAGTATCATATAACATCGAATCTTGGCATAGCCGAATTTAAGAAACGTTTCGGACCAAGATTAGTGGATCGTTTTAAAACGTTTAATGTTCTCCCCCTGTGCGGCGAGAGTCGTAGAATATAGCTACTATGAAAGTTACAATTTACTGGGTTACTAAAGATTCTGATAAAATTGCTCGTATCAGAGAGCGTTTCGGTATTGGAACTTATCGAAGTGTGAACGGTGAAACGCCTGCTGAAATACGAGAAGAAGATATGGAACTTCTTCGGGAAACTGAAAGAAGAGGATTTATTCAAATACGTAATAAACCTTAATGAAAATGGTGTTAAAATGGCGAAGTTTCTGTTTGCATAACTTGTCATTTTACGATAACTTTACTGATGTAATGAATTAAAAGTCAAACCAATATAATTAAATTATGGAAGTACAAAACATTAGAATTGACCTTATTAGTCCTTCTCCTTTGAATCCGAGAAAGACTTTTGATGAAGCAGCTCTTGAAGAACTCGCAAGCAACATTGAAAAGCAAGGCTTATTGCAGCCTATCACCGTCAGGGTAGCCAAATCCGAAGATTTTACTGACTTAGAGACTGGCGGTGTTACGACAATTCCCTGTTCGTATGAAATTGTTTGCGGTGAGCGTCGTTTTCGGGCTGTGTCACTTTTGAAAGCAAAGGAAGATGAAGCGAATGTTGTAAAAATCAAAGCCCATCGAAAAAAGTCGGAGAAATTTCAGACAATATCCTGCATTGTCAGAGAAATGACAGATGATGAGGCTTTTGAAGCGATGATTACCGAGAATCTTCAAAGAAAAGATGTTGATCCCATCGAAGAAGCTTTTGCCTTTGCGCAGTTGGCTGAAAAAGGACGAACTTTGGAAGATATCGCTCTTAAAATAGGAAAGTCTACCCGGTTTGTTTTTGACCGTATTAAATTGAATTCTCTTATTCCTGAACTAAAAGAGCGGGTAAGAAATGGAGATATACCATTGTCCGGTGCTATGATTCTTTCTAAATTGGATGAAGATACTCAAAAAGAGTTTCATGAGGAGGAGGAAGAACAATGTACTACTGCTATGATTCGAGAATTTGTGAGTAATTCTTTCATGGAGCTTGGTAACGCACCTTGGATTAAAGATGATTCCGATAATTGGGAAAATACTGATATTAAATCATGTTCTCAATGTGAGAATAATACGTGTAATCATGGTTGTTTGTTCTATGAAATGAATAGTAAGGATGCTAGATGTATCAATGCTGCTTGCTATGAGAAAAAACAGATTGCTTATGTGACGCGGAAAATTCAACTAGAATATGAACATCTTGTTAAAGTTGGCGAACCTCTTTCATTTGGAAAAACAGTAATTATCGCTAGACGTCCCGATACATATTGGGGAGAAGATAGAAAGGTTTTCTATGAAAAAACTTTGGAAGCTGTTAAACAACTTGGATTTGAAATAGTTGATCCTGATGAAATCTTTAGATGTAAGTGCTGGTATTCAGAAGATGATGAACGCACTTTGAAAATGCTTGAAGATGGAGAAGTTTATCGTTGTCTTTCATTTTTTGGACATTATTCTCCCGAATTTAACGTTAGTTTCTATTATGTTAGAAAAGAAACGGCTTCCTCTACTTCCGCCGTTGCCGATCTAAAAGAGATAGAAAGGGAAAAAATAAACGCCCAATTAAAAAGAGCGAAAGATATAGTCAAGGAGAAGTCTGCTGAAGAAATGCGTAAGTGGGCGCAAGAGAAAACATATTATCAGAGAACAAAAGAATTCTCTGAAAATGAACAACTTGTTTTTGATGTGCTGGTTCTTAGCGGTTGTAGCAGTACTTATCTTGAAAAACTGAATTTGAAAAAATGGAATGGTGAGAGTGATTTTGTAAATTATGTCAAGAACAACCAAGCTGACCGACACCAATGGTATAGAGCCTTTATTGCTGAATGCTTATCATCGAATAATGTGAATTTCTACTCCTATTTGCAAAAGTGTCAGAAAATCCTTTTTGCAGAACAATATCCGGATGATTTCAAAGCGCTCTCTAAGAAACTTGCGGATTCATATGATAAGAAAGAAAAGAAGCTCAAAGAAAGACTGAAAGAGCTAAATAACGATAACACAGAGGAAGCCTAGTGGTTTCCTCTCTTTATTGACGCACTTATGAAAACGTGGACTGGCGAACAACTTGCTATACTTGACAGTGAGTACCCGACTGCTGATTTAAAAGAACTTGCTAGACGTCTTGATAAAACACTTAGTGCTGTTAAAACAAAGGCCTTGATTCGAAAACTTAGGCGCTCTCCGAGAATCTCGTTTTGGAATAGTGAGAGACTTGATAAATTGAAAAAGTTGTATCCCAATCATACTAATGAGGAAATAGCACAGATATTAGGTACCACTTATTCTGCTGTAAATGGAATTGCATTTAAATTACGGCTCTTTAAATCTAAAGAATTTAAATTTCAATGCGCTTCTAAAAGCTTCTTTCCCAAAGGCCACCAACCGATGAACAAGGGACGTAAGCAAACGGAATATATGTCAGAGGAACAATTGGCAAAAACGAAAGCTACTCGATTTAAGAAAGGACATATCCCCAAAAATCATAAACCAGTCGGTTATGAACGCATAACTCGTGACGGTTACATTGAAGTGAAAACTGCCGAACCGAATGTCTTTGAACTTAAACATCGGCTTGTATGGATTGAGCATAATGGAGAAATCCCCCCTGGTTATAATATTCAGTTTAAGGATGGCAACAGGCAAAACGTTTCCATTGAGAACCTTTACATGATTAGTCGTTCTGAACAATTAAAAAAAGAGAATTCTTTGTATGCCCGATATCCGGAAGATGTTCAGTACCTAATCAAGCTAAAAGGAGCTTTGAATAGACAAATTAATAAAGCAACAAAAAAGAATGAATCATGACTGATGGAGCAATAGATAGATTGAAAGAAATGGTTAATAAACCATTCCTTTATCAGAATGAAGAAGTTGTAATTCTCAATTACTGTGACGGTACCGGTGATGATGGTACCGAAGTTGAGATATACTTGAATAATGGCAAAGTATTGGTATTTAGTATGTTTGATTTGGCTTCCAAATTGAATCGTTTTCGGCCAATAACAAACACAGTTGTCGTGTTGGCTAATGAACGGTTGAATAAGGTGTCTACAGTGAACCCTACCATTTTACAAGATTTGAGGAATTTGGTTCTTCAACAAATTAAGGATGTGAAAGAAGATCCTAGTAAAGTGAGCCAAGCAAAACAAGTTTTCCAAGGGGTTAATACCGTAATCAATCTTGCTAAGACAGAATTAGAGTACAGGAAATATTTAGATACAACAGACCCCTCAAAATAAATAATAGTATGCTGATAGATAAAGAATATGTTCATTGGTTTCGCATCAGAGACCAACCTAATAGAATCGTGTGAGATTATTCATAGTCTAACAATTTAACCCGATCGATATGATAACATTGAATAGGTTTGCCCAGAGATGCTTGAATATCATGAGGAAGCGCTTTAAGATGAATGAGCATAGCTCAAGAAAAGCGTTTAGCATAAGAATTGAAGCCGTTTGGAGAAAATTCGATATTGCTTCTAAATATAGGAGTGATAATCTTCCTAAATATTCGGAAGATGAAGAATTGGCAGCCGAGATGATAATTTACCTTGTTGCCTATTTAAAAAGATTTGGTTGTGAGGACATTGAACAGCTTATCAAAGATAAGATAGAGTTCGATGATAGAAAAAATGATTAGGTGTTGTTACTGACTGTTTGTGTTGTTGATTTTGTGTTGTTGATTTTAATATAGTTAGTTATGACAGAGATTATTCAAGTCTGCCTACTTGATTTTAATAAGGGGCAGCTCACGGGATTGCCGAAAAATCCACGTTTTTTTCGTGATTACCGCTTTGAAGCGATGAAGAAAAGCATTCAGGATTCGCCAGAGATGCTTGAGCTTCGAGAACTTATAGTTTTTCCCTACAATGATGGCAGATATATTGTTGTTTGTGGTAATTTACGTTTGCGAGCTTGCAAGGAGTTAGGTTATAAAGAACTGCCTTGTAAAATTCTGGCACCTGATACCCCCGTTAAGAAGTTGAGGGAATATGCCACTAAAGATAATGTCAATTTTGGTGAGAATGATTTGGACGTTATGGAAAACGAGTGGAATAAGGCGGAACTCCAAGATTGGGGCATCGAATTTGCCCCGGAGAAGAAAGAGGATGAATTTAAAGAGCGCTTCGATGCCATCACGGATGATACAGCCATTTATCCTCTCATTCCAAAGTATGACGAAAAACATGAGTTGTTTATCATCACCTCAAGTAATGAGGTAGATAGCAACTGGCTTCGTGAAAGGCTGGACATGCAGCACATGAAGTCGTACAAAACCGGGAAAATAAGTAAATCCAATGTAATTGATATAAAAGACGTTCGCCATGCCCTGCAAGATAGTAATACCAAGTCATAAACGCCATGACCGGGTGTTCGCTAAAAAGTTGGTGAACGATCCTATCATTTGCGTTGCTGAAAGTCAAGCTGACTTATATCAACAATTTAACCCGGAATGTGAAATTGTTACTCATCCTGACGACGTTATGGGCCTCATCCCGAAACGTAACTGGATGGCAAAGCATTTTGGAGAACTTTTCATGCTTGATGATGATGTCCATGCCTGCAAACCTATTTATGTGGAAAAAGGAGAACCTAGCCGGATAAAGGATAAAGATAAGATAACCAATATCATTCAGTCATTATTTGAGATGGCCAGTATGATGGATGTACATCTGTTTGGCTTCACCGCTCGGATATCGCCGGTAATGTATGATGAATCCGCTTTTCTTTCTCTTTCGAAAATGATAACCGGTTGCAGTTATGGAGTAATCTATAACAAAAACACTTGGTGGAATGAGGAAATACGTTTGAAGGAAGATTTTTGGATTTCTTGTTACATGAAGTACAAAGAACGTAAGGTTTTAACCGATTTGCGGTATAATTTTGAGCAAAAGAACACTTTTGTAAACGCTGGTGGGCTTGCTTCTATAAGGAATCAGGAAGAGGAACGTAAATCTATCCTCTTTATCAAAAAGAATTTTGGTGATAGTATTTTGCTAAAGAGTGCAACCACTAATGGGAAAGACAAAACAAAGCAGCTCGTTCAATATAATATATCATGCAAATTCAAATTCTAATAGTCTGTAAAAAAGGCGTTTAAATGGCGTCCATTCTGTTTGTCATATTCGCCTTTTTTAGCTAATTTTACTGATGTAATAAACTAAAAGTCAAACCATTAAATTAGAATTATGATTATAAGAACAGTTTGCGGATATGATTTCTTTGAGGTGAGTTCTGCAATGCAGAAAGCCATTAGGCGAGCCGACACCGGGGTAGCCGGCTTTTTTGCATTGGAACTTTGGGCGAGTGGGTACCGCGACTATGTGTGGAAGCGTCTGTTTACCATTAGTGCTGAAGATTGCTATGGAATCATTACTAAAGAGATAGAAGCATTGTGGCAGGGGCATGAGCTGGTAAACAAGACTGCTACTGAACCCAAAGGGAGGATATTTGTCAGTAAAGCTGTTATTCTCCTTTGTGAATGTAGAAAGAATCGTGATGCGGATCATTTGCAAAACTTCATCTATGATAGAAAGGATATTGATATAGAAAAGTGGATAAATGATGTCAGGCGTTACCCTATTCCTATTCCAGATTACACTTTCGATGTACATACACGAAAGGGTAAAAAACATGGGAGAACCAAAGAAGAATTCTTTCAGGAAGAATACAAGGCGTTACAACCTCGTGTTCCTGGTTTATTCGATGATTTGGTTCAACCCAGTCAACCAAAGTTATTTAATGATGAAACCACGGCTAAGTAGCTGTGGTTTCATCATTTTTCATATAAGTCAAACCAATTTAATTAAAAAAATGAACACGTATTACAAATTTGCGCCAAATGTATTTTTGGCAAAGTGTGATGAGAAGCACGAAAAAGGTGAAACTATTGAAGTTACCACCAAGTATGGAAAAGAAAATGAATGTATTGTTTTCAACCTCATTTACGAACGTGATGGATTCTATTACTACTCAATCGTACGGGCTGATGGCTTTAATGTGCAAGAGTGGGCCAAACAAAGAGCTGAACGTCGTCATGAATGGGCTACATCTGCTGTACAGAAAAGCTGTGAATATTACAACAAGTCCAATAAAGATAAGGATTTTCTTTCTCTAGGTGAGCCTATCAAAGTGGGACATCATAGCGAGAAGCGACACAGAAAAGCGATAGATGATGCGTGGAACAATATGGGTAAAAGTGTTCAGTTTGACGAAAAAGCAGCCGAGCACGAAAGGATAGCTAAATATTGGGAACAACGTGCAAATACAATCAATTTATCCATGCCGGAAAGTATAGATTTCTACGAACATAAGTTGGAACAAGCAAAAGAATATCACGAAGGATTGAAGTCCGGTAAGTACCGACGCGAGCATACATACGCTATGGCTTATGCCAATAAAGCAGTAAAAGAGGCTAAAAAAAATTATGACCTTGCAGTAAAGCTGTGGGGCGATGTTTACTAATCTGTAGTATCTCAAATAATTTACTATGAGAGAATTATCAAAAGAAACCTCATTACAAAGGGTAATGAGGGCTTCAGGTCGTGTACCTGTACAATGCTCATGCAGTGTTTGTAAACAACAATGTCATACGCCATGTTTAGGTACTCCTGATGATATTGAACGAATTATTGATGCAGGTTATGCCGACAGGTTAGCGCTGACGAACTGGGCTGCTGGTATATTCTTAGGGGTTATTAATATTGCTATTCCGATGATTCAGCCCGTTGCTAGTAAGGAGTATTGTGCTTTTTTCGAGAATGGACTGTGTATCTTACATGATAAGGGTTTGAAGCCCACTGAAGGACGTTTGTCTCATCACACTGTCAGGAAGGATAACTTCAATCCTGCTATGAGTATTGCTTGGAACGTTGCAAAAGAATGGCTGATGCCGGAGAATGAGGATGTACTTTCTCGTGTAGTAAATAAATTCTTGAATGCTAGGAAGCCATGAATGTGTGTCAATCAATACCTCGTAGAGATTGCAAGGTGTTTGCTAAATGTGGAGCAAAATCCTTATCACATTGCCGGCGGCACCGCGAAACTGATGAGAAGTGTAAAAGTTGTACTCTAATTCGTCGTAAGCCGCGTAATCGGATTATAGATGATTCAGGACGTGAAATGAAAAGATGTACCCATTGCGGAAATTACTTCTACTTGAACCGGTTCTACAATCGTATAGTGGTGAGAAAAGGTAAGGAATATCATTTGTTGACTTCCTGGTGTCGTATGTGTATGTCACAGATTAATAATCAGAGGGCAAAGAAGAAAAAGTGACTTGTCTATTAAATTTTTTGTATGAAATATTATGCTTCAGTCAGCTTTGGAAAGGATTCCTTGGCAATGCTTTTCATGCTAATAGATAAAGGATATCAGTTGGATGAAGTCGTTTTCTATGATACAGGTATGGAATTTCAGGCAATCTATAACACTCGTGATGCTGTTCTTCCAATTCTTAAAAAACTTGGCATTAAATATACAGAACTGCATCCGGAGCAACCTTTTCTTTGGACAATGTTTGAAAGGCCGGTTAAGAAAAGAGGGACCAATATTATCCATAAAAAAGGATATAGTTGGTGCGGGGGAACATGCCGGTGGGGAACGAGTGAAAAACTTCGTGCGTTGAAAGCTCACACAAAAGACGGAATTGATTATGTCGGTATTGCTGCCGATGAGACCCATCGCTTTGAAAAGGAAAAACGACCAAATCGGGTTTTACCACTTCGTGATTGGGGCATTACTGAAGCAGATGCACTCCAGTATTGTTACACAAAAGGCTTTGTTTGGCATGAGGATGGAGTAAGTCTATATGAGCTACTTGATCGTGTGAGTTGCTGGTGTTGTGGAAATAAGAACTTGAAGGAGTTGAAGAATATGTATTTGTACCTTCCATGGTATTGGAAAAAGCTGAAAGAACTTCAGTTAAATACCGATAGGCCCTATCGGCGTAATAGTGGAGAAACCATTTTTGATTTAGAGGAAAGATTTAAACGTGAAATGCAATAGAAAGAGTTATTATGATTCCCTTATGTATAAATGGAAAAGATTATTATGATCGAGAAGAAGCACTTGCTGCCTGGTTCGAGGAATGGTTAATGAAACAAGACTTTGAGCAAGATCTTATTGATCGAGAGCTGGAGCTTGAATATCGAAAGACTCATCTTGATTGGAACACTCCTTATGTGATGTATGGTGTTCGTAAAAAACATAAGTGTATCCAAAAGAATGAAATTGCCGTGTTTTATGACTTGTTACCGAGACAAAAGCGTGCTCGTACTGCTGAAACACATTGGTATAAAGTATTGTACAAGAGAAAGGCCACTCCTGAAGAAGTTGAGTCACTCAAGGCTGGGGAATATACCCGTAGATATTTGGTGTATTCCCTGTTTATTGAGAAGAAAATGACTCTTGACAAGGCTTTATCTCTTATAGTTGCCGATGATAAATTATTAGGAATTGCTGATAATACCATCTCTGAAATTGTAACAGCCTTTGAGACTTTCTTTAACCGTAAATTTAGAATTTATAAACCCGAGTTTACAACTCAACTTAATTTATTTACAGATTAATATGAAAACAACAATTATTTCATGTGTGATTTTGTTTGTGTTCCTGCTATATGTAGGACACTTTTCTATAACAATCAAGCCGTTCACAGTCCAACTTCCATACTGGCATCGTTCGCTCGGACTGTTTTAGTTGATCCTCTCTTTTATAGTGTATAATGCCGGTGAACATGCAAAAGGCTATCTTGATGGTTTAAAAGAGGGTGAGAGGATAATATTTGATTTGTTGAAGAAAAAGACCGAGTAAAATGGCGTTAAAATGGCGAAGATTCTGTTTGCTAAACTTGTCAATAACGATTACCTTTATAGATGTAAAGCATTAAAAGTCAATCAATATGAAGAGGAATGAAAAAATAGAAAAATTAGAAAGACTAGGTATTTTCAATCAATGGAAATATAATACAGAAAGAGCAAATGAGACATTTAATATTGAGTGTCCTGACTTCTCAATGACAAATGAAGAACGGATGAACAATTTGTTAGATGTTGATTGCTGCTTTCATCGGTTTCTAGCTATTTCATTCCCTTTTAATGGTACTCCTGAAGGCGTTGCTTTTTGGGAGAATATTGCAAAAAAATAATCGAACTTAATTGAATTGAAATTATGAGTAAAAAAGATTTAATAGAGCAGAACATCACAAGAGTTCAAGAATATGTGAGGGAACTGATTGAAGATGCAAAGTGGAATAATGGTGTTTCGGAAACTCTTGAATCTACTTCAATAATTGTAGGTAATAGTGATGATATCTATGATTTTGCAATTTTATTTGCTTCTAATAGTGAATGTGTTTATTGTGAATTCATAGATAGTAAAATAGAGTACATTGATTGTGAATTAGATTGTGAAATATGCCAATTTGAAGGAAGAATAATTTTTCAATATATAAACGGAAAATTTCATAATCCTGCTAGTCAAATTATCGAACTATCAAAGTTGCTGATGAAAGGCGAATTAAGAGACACAAAAAGTATCTTTTGTTCTATGGTACTTCGATTAATGGATACTGAAGAATACAGTAACAATTATTGTAAATCTTTGGATTTAGTTCTGAGGCTGTTTCCTGAAATAGATGGAGAATTATTAGAAAAGGAATTGGATAGATATATTTAAGCATTACAAGGATGAGTAAAATGAATTTAAATGAATTAAGAGACAAAGCATATAAAACAGCTTGTGAACATGGGGTTCACGATCAAGAGCTAAGTAACAATCATTTTCTTTGCCTTGTGATTTCTGAACTGATGGAAGCTGTGGAAGCAGATAGAAAAGGAAGGCGTGCTAATGTTGATCGGTATAATAAGAAGATTGCTAACAGCCGCATTTGTCAAGGATTGGATTCTGACATTCCCAAAGAGCGCGGTTACGAAGTTGCATATAACGAAACCATTAAAGGTTCAATCGAAGAAGAATTAGCTGATGCTGTTATCCGCTTGCTTGATCTTGCAGGACTTCGAGGAATAAGCCTTGAACTTGCCAACGGAGATATTGATGACTGTATTGAAGATATGGCAGAAGCCTGTAAAGGCGAAAGTTTTACCGAATCAATCTATTCCATCTCTACACTTCCCGTTAGATATGACGGAATATTTGATTTTTCTACAGCCGTGAATGATATGATACTATCTATTTTCGGGCTTGCCAAGCACTTAGATGTAGACCTGTTTTGGCACATCGAGCAGAAAATGAAGTATAACGAACTCCGTGAAAAGATGCACGGGAAGAAGTATTAACTCTCATAACAAAAAAATGGATGATAAACGAAAACAAATATTGGTAGATTACATATCCTACCTGTATACGACGGGTAGGAGCTATGATAGCATCGGGAAATACATCAAATATGTGACTGATTTTCTTGAAAATTCCGAAGAAATCAATCGTCGTGGTTATTATAAATATAAACATAAAAATGCTGATGCTATGGTGCGCCATTCGTTTATGTGTGAGGCTGTTTGTGATTTATTGTCTTATCTTAAAATCGGATATGGCCGACGGGAAAAGGCTGTAAAACCTTTGGAGAAACTTGAGGTTATTTCAGAGAAGAATAAGAAACTGCTTAATGATTTTATAATATGGTTGACTGATAACAATGATTATTCCTCTCACACAATTGATGTCTATTATACCTCGTTGAGAAAATATTTTGAATACGCCAATGAACTAAATATGGATAATTGCAGACGATTTATAAAAAGCCTTGAAGAGGAAAAACTTTCTCCAGCTACCATTCGATTACGTATTACAGCCATTGAGAAGTTCTCCAAATGGGTGAAGAAACCTATTGAACTGAAACGACCTAGAATGAAACGCAAGTTGGATGTAAACAATGTACCGACAGAAGAGGAATATAATAGGTTACTGGAGTATCTGAAAACAAAACTCAACAAGGATTACTATTTCTTCATTAAGGTATTGGGTACTACAGGAGCTCGGCTCTCGGAGTTTCAGCAATTCACGTGGGAGGATATAGCGGCCGGCGAAGTTGTTTTGAAAGGGAAAGGGAACAAGTATCGGCGTTTCTTTTTCCAAAAGCAATTGCAGAGGGAAGTGAAGGACTATATAAAGGAGACAGGCAAGTCCGGTACTCTTGCTGTTGGGAGATTCGGGCCGTTGACTCAAAGAGGTCTTTCACAGCATCTGAAAGTATGGGGTAAACATTGTGGTATCGATTCGAAAAAAATGCACGCTCACGCCTTCCGGCACTTCTTTGCTAAAATGTTCCTGAAGAAAACCAAAGATGTAATTCAATTAGCAGACCTTCTTGGTCATGGTAGTGTAGATACAACAAGAATTTATTTACAAAAAAGTTATGATGAACAACAAAGAGACTTTAATAAAAACGTTACGTGGTAGTGTAGCCCAGCTCAATGAATTGTCGGATATGACTGAAGGCATAGATGTTTATGACGCTGCCGGATATGTTGATACTGAATTTCTTATGGAAGCGCTTTCCTGTGTTAATACTTTTATGGATGCGAGTAATATGGTTATTACGAAAATATCCTCACTGTTAGCGCCGGACGCTCCGGTTGATGAAAGGAAGAACCAGGCTGATGAAGGTAAGAAATGGAATGTGGAAGAGATACTGAAGCATTGTACTCTTGAGGATAGTGTTCTTAGACTTCCGAAAGTACAATTCAATAAGAAATCCTATGCTGAAGCAAAGAAATGGATAGAAGAAGCTGGCGGCTCATGGCAGGGAGGTAAGATACAGGGATTCACATTTCCTTTTAATCCGGAACGTGTGTTCTCCATCTTGAAAGAAGGTAAGCGATGCGATTTGCAAAAAGATTTTCAGTTCTTTGAAACACCTGCTGATATTGCAGACTGGCTGGTAATGCTTGCCGGTGGAATTCACGAAACAGATACCGTACTTGAACCAAGTGCCGGACGTGGTGCTCTGATAAAAGCGATTCACCGGTCGTGCCCGTCAGTAACAGTTGAATGCTATGAACTGATGCCGGAAAACAGGGAGTTTCTTCATACACTTGATAACGTAATATTGCTTGATGAAGATTTTACGAAAGACAGTGTAGGACATTACACTAAAATTATTGCTAATCCTCCGTTTTCCGGTAATCAGGATATTGACCATGTAAGACTTATGTATGAACGCTTGGAAGAAGGTGGAATTCTTGCAGCTATTACCAGTCAGCATTGGAAATTCGCGTCTGAAAAGAAATGTGTTGACTTCCGGGAATGGTTGGAAGAAGTTCATGGAGAAGTTTTTGAAATCGGAGCCGGTGAATTCAAGGAAAGTGGAACAACTGTTAGTACTATGGCAGTTGTAATAAAAAAGTAATTCAAAACAAGAACAGATATGAATTT